CACTAATCCACACATGCGTATTATAGAATTGGCTAGAAATAAAAAGATAAGTATTGAAGAAGCTGCCGTAGAATTAGAGCTACACTACAGCACAGACATATGGTTGACTGAGCAGATAGCTGCTGATTTAAAAACATATAAAGATAGCACGGGTATGATTGAATACTCTGATATGATTTCCAAGTTTGTCGAGGAGGACCGGTGTCCACCACTACACTGTGTTTTCCTCGATGAAGCCCAAGATCTAAGTCCTCTGCAATGGGACATGTTCTTTTACATAGAAAGTAAGTGTGCTCGTTCTTACATTGCAGGGGATGATGATCAAACTATTTATTCTTTTCAAGGGGCTTCACCTAAAATATTTATAAACTTAAAAGGTGAGTTTGATCCACAAGTGCAATCACGTAGAGTTCCGAAATCTGTTCATGAACTAGCAACGAGTATTTTCCCGCACATGTCACAACGTTTAGAAAAAGAGTGGAGACCTAGAGAAGCTGAGGGTGTAGTTAACATGGGTTCCGATTTTGAAGAACTACCTCTACATGAAGGTAACTGGATGATATTGACTAGAACAAATAAAATGTTAGAAAGGTTACGTGATCATTTATACAGTATGAATTTTAGATTTGAAGCCAAAGCGCAAGAACTCTTACCTAAAAAAATGTTAAACGCATACAGAGTTTGGAAACGTTTACATCAAGGCGCTGTTGTAGATAAAGACGAAGTAAAAGATTTGTGGGACTACCTAACTGTTAAAGACGGGCATCTGATTAGAGGTTTTTCTAGTGGCAAGACTTTAGAAAACATTACCAGTATAAATTTAGAAGGACTAAAAGCTGAACACGGGTTGCGAGCGACGGGGAGCTGGGAACAACTCAACTTTCCTGAATCAAGTAAATTATATATTAAAAAATTATTAGAGTCAGGTGACAGTCTTATGAAACCTGCAAGAATAAAATTATCTACAATACATGGTGTAAAAGGTGAAGAGTGTGATAACGTAGTTTTGTTTACAGATATAGAAAGAATTATCTATGAATCTGCAACAAGAAATCCAGACCCAGAACATCGTTTATTTTTTGTAGGTATAACAAGAGCAAAAGAAAGATTGTATATTTGTAGTCAGCACTACGAATATCAATATAACATAGGAGGACCAATAGTATGACAGATCCAGATGGATTAGAAAAAGCATTTCCACAATCAAGGCAGGTTGGAGGAAGCCACTACAAAAATTTTCACATTCAGCCGTATGAGTTTATTTCTAAAAATAATCTCTCGTTCTTTCAAGGATGTGTTGTGAAATATGTTTGTAGATATTTATCTAAAAATAAGATACAAGATCTAGAAAAGATTATACATTACTGTGAATTAGAAATACTAAAATTAAAAGATAGGAAATAATGTTTACAGCGCAGACAGAATGGGATTGTCCTGATACTTTTCCTGATTTATCAGGAGAAAAATATATTGCGATAGACTTAGAAACAAAAGATCCAGACTTAAAAGCAAGAGGTTCTGGTGCGATACAAGGCAGAGGAGAGATTGTAGGTATTGCTGTGGCTGTTGAAGGATGGAAAGGTTATTATCCCATAGCACATGAAGGTGGTGGTAACATAGATAGAAGAACAGTTTTAGAATGGTTTAAAAAAGTTTGTGCAACAGATTCTTACAAGATATTTCATAACGCAATGTATGATGTGTGTTGGATAAAAGCATACGGCATACCTATCAACGGACATATTATGGACACCATGTTAATGGCGTCTTTAATAGATGAAAATAGATTATGGTATACATTAAACAGTATATCATATGATTACTTACGAGAGGTAAAAGATGAAAAAGCTTTACAACAAGCTGCAGAATCATGGGGCATAGATCCTAAAAAAGAATTATATAAACTACCTGCAATGTATGTAGGTAATTATGCAGAGCAAGATGCCAGACTTACATTAGAATTATTTAAAAGATTGTCTACAGAAATACAGAAGAATAACTTGGTAGAAATATTTGACTTAGAAACACAATTGTTTCCGTGTTTAATTGATATGAAATTTAAAGGGGTTCGCGTCGATGTAGAAGGTGCTCATAAATTGAAACAGCAGTTATCACAACAGGAAGCGCTAATCCTAGAAGAAGTAAAAAAACAAACAGGAATAGATGTTCAAATATGGGCAGCAAGATCGATAGCCAAAGTGTTTGACAAACTCTCCTTACCCTACGCCAAAACCGAGAAAACTGGGTCACCTTCATTTACAAAAAATTTCCTTTCGAATCATAATAATCCTGTAGTCAAAAGTATAGCAAAAGCAAGAGAGATTAACAAGGCACACACAACGTTCATAGATACCATATTAAAACATCAATATAGAGGTAGAATACATGCAGACATAAACCCTATTAGATCTGATCAAGGTGGCACGGTTACAGGTAGATTTAGTTATTCCAATCCAAACTTACAGCAGATACCAGCAAGAAATAAAGATCTTGGCCCTATGATTCGTTCTTTGTTTTTACCAGAGAAAGATCACAAATGGGGATGCTTTGATTACAGTCAGCAAGAACCAAGACTAGTTGTGCACTACGCTGCAGAAACACAACCCATATGCTATGATCAATCTGTAAAAAACATAGTAGAAAAATTTAAAGACAATAAAGTAGACTTTCACCAAACAGTTGCAGACATGGCAAATATATCTAGAACACAAGCGAAGACGA